ACACGCACACCGAGTTCGTTGCCGGTCTGATCAGCCAAGAAGCGCAAGATGTCCACGCCTGAATCTTCGACCAACTCTCGTGAGAGTTGAACGAGGAACGAGAACTTGTATGCACCCAAAGTGATGAATGAGTTGAATACTGGATCCGATTCTGCGATTGCTGTGCCTTCGCCAACGATTGCCGCTGTCGAGTATTGAGCAAGTGATGGAATCTGAAGGTTCTCGCCTGATGCTGTGTTCAAGACTGTTGAAGTCTGGAGCATTGGACCAACCGTACGAGCAAGCATGATCACTTGGTCATAGAACGATGTCGGTACTGGTGAACCAGTCGAAGTCTTTACGATGTCACGCTTCTCAAACATGTGAGAGCGGATCTCGCCTTTTGCCATCGAACGAATTACATCGTTGTCGTTGCGCTCTGCGCGTGGAGCGTCAGCGACAGGACGAACCTGGTCTGCGATCTCGCGTGTTGCTGCATCCAAACGAAGTTCACGGGCCTCATCGGCGCGGAGCTTCTCGATTGTTGCTGTGCGCTCATCAAGTTCTTTGCTGATGCGCTCGTATGTCTGAGTCTCTTCTGCTGACAAGTCACGCTTCTCAGCGGTTGCAACATCAAGAATCTTCTTTGCGGCTTCCCACGCTGTAGCGCGTTGAGCCATTTGTTGTTCAATAAATTGTTTCATGATTTCTCCATGATTGGTTAAGTTGTGGTGCGCAGGAAGTTGTGTTCCGATCGTAGCGGTACGCTTACCAATCTCTAGCCGTAGCGGTTCGCTTACCGGCAGACGTAACTCTAGACGATGTCTAGATGTTTTTCAACAGTTCAAGATGCTTCGCCATCAAGCTCACTGACGAAGGAACTTTGGCTGGTTCGGCACGAAGTTTGCTGACCGCACCCGACAACAGATCAGCCGACTCATCTGACAGAGTGCCACCCGCTTCAAGGACTGTAATCGCTTCAGCGAGTTTGTCAACGTCAACACCTGTGCGCTCGGCAAGAATGTCCAACGAACGAACAGAAGCCGAAGTTGCGGTGTAGGCAGGGAACCCTGTCACGACCGACACTTCATGCAAACGCACCTGACGCAGTTCACGACTCATCCCGTCATCCGACCATTTGTCTCCACCAGACGGAACCGAGAAGCCGAACGACATCGAGTCAACATCGCCGCGCTTCATCAACACGGACAGGTCACGGCCAACAGTTGTGTCAGGAAGATCTGCTTCAACGAGCAAACCTTTTGAATCTTCTTGCAATCGCAAAGTCTTTGACCTTGTCGAAGCAAGCAACATTGAAGAATCATGATTCATGTACATCTTGATCGGCATGCGACTCTTCAAAGATTTTTTGAATGCACCTTGCGCGATTCGCTCAATGAATGGCAACGGTTCGGAATCAGAGTTGAAGACTGCTGCATAACCTGTGAATGACATTCCGTCACCTGTTGGTCCTTCGCGTAGTTCGAAGTCGTTGATCTGAATGCGGCGTGTCTCTAATGATTCGCTCATGCCGTCAATCATAACAACATTCACGGGCAGAGTTCTAGAGGAGCGCGGATGATCTTTGGGAAGCAGATCGTTGTCGGTGATGTACGCAGGATTCTCTGGACGGCCGTTGCGAAGAAGATACAAGTATGCGTTCACCCGCGCATACGCCCACTGATTCCGACTAACACCTGGACGATGCGAAGTCGAGTATGCACCGGCACCGCGACGGAACACGGTGCGCAACATGCCGACAGTTGCCCGCTTCCAAGACGGATCCGCACCATCAAGTTTGTCGTTGTGTTCAGTGACCTTGTTCTTCAAACCGTCTTCAATCGCTTGAGTCAACTCGATCGTGCCAGACCCAGCAGGAGCCTTCGCTGAACCTTTCGGATTCTTGTCCGAACCTGTGATCTGATCCTTAGGCGGAGCTGGTGCGCGTTCAGATTTGATTGCCTCAGACTTTGACTCGAACCAATTTCTTGCCGGCTGAGGATTCAACGGATTGATTCCCCACAGATAATGCGCAACCGCACCAGCACCAGGGAACTCGTCATCGGTCGAGTCCGAGTTTTTCGGTGCGTCCAGATCTACGGCGTGTCTTTGCGCCCACGCATTCGCTCGCACAACTTTGTCTTCGCTGACTTGACCTCGCGCCAAGTCTCGTGCCTCACGAACGGTTCGATCGACCAGCCCTTCACCCGCAAGACCTTGACCGTAGTAGTCGAGTCCTTTGCGTGCAGCGGTGCGAATGTAGACAGGAACTTCAAGATTGACTTGACGATCTTCTTCATCTTCTTCTTCATGTGGTTGCCAAGCATTGCAATAGAATCCGCCGTCAACATAAGCATCCCATCTTTCACACCAAGCCTTAAGGTTGTCTCCTTCGCCTTGAACATTGTCTTCGTCATAGAAGTGACAGTTCCCGCAAGCACGACCTTCAGGAACATCTGGTGCTAACGCCGGACGATAGTTATCTGGCAACGCACGTTCGCCACCAGGTTCCATGTCTTCGGCGATAGACACCGCGACCATCTGATCGACCGCATCTTGTTTAGTTGTGTGACAGCCGATGACTTCGCCATCTTCTTTCACGGTTGCCCAACCAGAACAATCTGGTGACTTGTCGGTAATGAAGTAAGGCATCAGGGTGTGATCAGAGTGAACGCTACTGAGTGACCTGTTTTAGATGATACTGCGAACATCTGTTGACCTGCATAGACAACAAAGTCTTCAGATCCGCTTTTCGGGATTGTGTGTCCAGCGTTGACTGCGACTGTTGAACCGCCAAGAAAGATTGTGTCGGTGTTGTCAAGGTTGCTGATGTGTAGTGTCCCTGGATTCACTCCGCAAGTTGTGATTAGTGTGGCAGCCGTTCCGACTGCAATAGATCCATTTGTGATTGGCATGATTGTTACCTCAGACCAACAACAATACCTCAGCATCATCTTCCAAGATGCTGAATGTGATCGTGCTTGTCGCTTGTGCTTGCATCCCGTTCAACGATGTTGAGACAACTGCGTAGCGTCGTTTCGGTTGGATGACAGGTATCTCGACTACAGGTTCGGGAACTGGTTCAATTTTCTTGCGTCGTGGTGCAGCGTATTGTCGACCGCCCGAAGGTGTTGGCTCTGGCTCTGGTGGTGTCGGTGGGATGATTGTCGCATTAGCGGTCGCAACCAGTCCGCCAAGGTTGGCTTGAAATATCGGCAAGATAGTCGGCGACGAATTTGCGGTTGCAATCAGTGCGCCAAGCGGAGCCGAAGCAGAAGCCGAGATGACAACTGATGCCGACGCTGTTGCGGTCATCGCACCGAGCGGTGCTGAAGCCACCGCCACCTTGACCACAGTTGCAGTGGCCGTACTTGCAAGGCCACCAAGAGTCGATGCCGCAGTTGCGACAGTTAGGAAGGTGTAGCCGTCAAGTTTCCCCAGCCCGTCAAGAGTAGAAGTGTCAAGTGTGAAAGCTGGAGATGCTCCATTCAAACCAACACCGAAATCATTCAGCGTTGAAGCATCAAGAATGAATCTGGTCTTTGGAGGACTGGTATCGGTACCGTCATAGGTGACCGTCGCCTGATCGTAACCGTAAAAAACGCTGTCATAATTGACAGGCATGGCTATTCCTCAGACTGCGAATCCACCTCATCAGGTGTATCAATAATTTCAACGATGTTGTCGTTCGGCTTTGATGGGTCATAACCGCCAATACCAAAAACGACAATGCGACTCATACCGTCCTCAATGCAACAAGCGTCCTGCTTGTTGTTGTAGCAGTCAAAGAAGCCGCTGTAGCAAACGCGCCCGTCACGCCAGTCTGTTGCCAAGTGGGTTGAAACCCATTGAATGTTGAGGTCAGAGACACCACATTGAATGGAACGACATCACCAATAGTTGTGAACGCTGTTGAACCGCCACTTGATTGCATCACGGCAGCCAGCCAATACCAACCTGGCGTCAATGTCTGATCTATGGTTATCGCGTAAACGGTCGTGGTCGCTGAAAAAGCGACAGTACCAGCATCAAGCACAACCGTTGATGGTCTTTTATTGGAATTGTTGTAAATCCCTAGACGCATCGTCCCGCTTCCCGTGACAGTACTACCAGTTCTGCACGCAATCCTGTCAAATGTTTGCGTTCGCTCCACAAGAAACGGTAGGTACGAAACCGAGTTCAGCGTCAGAGTCAGAGCTTGCAAACTGTTACTGGTTGATGCCGCAGTGTAATAAGTTCCTGACGCTAAACCAGACGAACCGCTTGCATTCGCTTGAGTCACCAAAAAATCAAGGCTAGTTGAAACTGCTGAACTGTCCACACCAACTTTGGCTTCTAACGCTTCAATAGCATCATTAGCGTCAGTGTGCTGACCTGAATGTGATGGGTTGTTCAAACCATCTGTGCTGGTTGGATTTGACAGTGCATCCAGCGACGTTGGGAAGTTTGTCGCCATAACCTTACGAAGCGAGCGTCAACGAAGCGGTGAGATTCCCTGACGAGATTGTGTAGGTGTCACCAGCTGTGTAGGCGTTGCCTGTGATCGTGCCTGAGAACAAGAAGTTGCCGGCACTTATATTGTCCCAAGCAGTGAAGTGTGTTGCGTCTTGCGAACCTGCGATATTCGTCCAACTGATATCTGCATCAGATGTGATCGCACCAGCAGAAGCAGCACCGAACGAAACAACTTTGCGTGTCGTCTCTGTTGCCGCTCCGCTTGTGCCATTTGCTCCAGGATCCGAAACATGAAGTTTCACATACACGTTCGTCACCGAATATGCGGTTGCGTTCCCGAGCGCGTCAAGGAACGAGTTGCAAAGATACGCCGAGAGTCCTGTCGCCATCAGTCTTCCGTTCTTTCAGTGATTGTCAAGATGCGGCCATCTTTGTCGCGTTCAACTGTGCGGACAGTCGGCTTGTTCTCTGGCACGTTCACACGCACCACAGTTTCAGGAACATTGATAACAGGTGCGGCCACGTTCACGTTCGCTGGTGGAACATTCACAACCACCTCAGGCATCGTCACATTCACGTCACGCTGATTCACATCGTAGGTCGGTGCTGGTTCTGTTACCTGTTGCAACAAGACTGGTGCGACACCTGTGTGAACGATCGGCTCGATGTCGAGTGCTTTCAATACTGATGCTGGTTCGAAACCTGCGTTGATGAGGCGTTGTGCCATCATTGTTTTGCGATCAAGTTCTGTGAGTCCTGCTGCACCTAGATCGACGTTCGCCAACGGGACTCGATAGGTGTCGCCACCTTCTGCTGGTCGCAAGTCTTCGAATCGGCGAACATCGTTGATTGACATCCAACCTGCTTGCAACGCCGATGAATATCCTGCGACTCGTGAACCGAAGTCGCCGCGCATCAGACCATCAAGGTTGAACTTGAGGAACGCGCCACGGCCGTCAATAAGTTTTGAGTATCCGTCTTCAATCTTTGTGACGTATGGTCGGAGTGTGTGCATCACAAAATGGATGCCGTTCATTTCGACAGATGCGTATGCTTGCGCACCTGGTTGCAACACACCAGCCATTGATGGTGGTACACGGAACGCACGAAGGATCTCTTCAACTGCGAACTGTCGTGACTGCAAGAACT